TTCTGGAATCCCTTCCACATTAAGAGTCTGAGCTCCAAATTTTACAAGTGCCATAGTTCTATCCTTCCTTTCAATTGGCTATTGAACTAATGTATTATTTACTACTGTTGCTATCAAATGAGGAACCTTTAACTCTCGTACATTGATTGCCATCAAACCTTTTACAGTTACAGCAACTTGAAATTGTACAACTTGACCCTTTGCCAAAGTTTTAAAACTTTCATCAGTCATGATTCTTGAGTAGTGAACAAAAACTCCACGAGTGTCACCATTTTCTTTTTTAAATTGCTCACACTCAAGAAAACCATATCCAAGATCATCTCGAAACCAAAGACATGTACCAGTGTAATCCACTTTCAAGTGCTTGTCATCCTTTTTCATCCTATTCTCCAATATCTTGTTCTAATGCCTTTGAATCTGCTGATTTGACTTTACGACCAATTTTCTTTTGCTCAATATGAGTCTTCATAAATTCAAGAGCTTCTTCAATATCATCTTCTGTCCAATCAGGATGACGAGATTGTATGATCTCTCGAATATCATCTGTTCCAGCTTGAGCTTTCAGTGCTTTAATTTCTTCTTTGAGTAACTCATCAATACTGAGGAAGTCTACATCAAATTCAACATGAAAAGTGACTTCTTTATCAACATCTAAAGAAATTTTTGTATGTTTTTCATACATTTTAATATCAGCACGCATCTCTTCAAGCTCACTTGCTCTGAATGCAGTGAACTTTCTCAACATCACAGACCGCTCAGAGGTAAATAATGCTTTCAGTGGTGGGCCAGACCTGATTTGACCAATATCCTTCAAAAAACCACGAGATATCAGTGAAACACCAGAAACATAAGACATTGCTCTACGAAGAATATCTTGACGAGCTTGAGATTCTTGAAGAGTTCCTTCCCATGTCAAATACTCAAACTTTTGATCTTTCCCATCAAGTTCAACAGTTGCATTTTTGGTTCGTCTAAATCCAGATGGAAACTTTGCACCATTCAAACCCATAAGAACAGGATATTGATGATAAATCAAAGTATCCTTATCACCAACAGCTAATTCATTAAGCTCCATATTCATAGACTTTAATTTCGTAACTTCAGAATCACCCTCAAGATAAAATGGATCGCCCGTATTACGATAAACAGTAAACGGAATTCTGACATCTTCGTAAAAGTTCTTGTTTGTCCACTTGGTGATATTAGGATTGACTGCAACTTGTTTCCAGTCTTCATCAGGAGAGTTACGTTTCCATTTGAGCCAAACATCATCATCAACGTATTCCATAACATACGTCTTTTTGAATTCTTGACCCAACGCTTTCATAACTTCTTTATTTCCACGAAGGTTATCATATTCCGCAATAAATACAACAGCACCAAGTCGTGTTGGATCAATAAATCCATTCTCATTGATATATGGAAGTGGTAAACAGTCGGCAGGATCGAGTAATCGCTTCTTGATTATTCCATACTTCTTGAAATCTTTTGGGTCACTATTGACACCAAATGGTTCACCTGTTCGAAGATCAACAAACTCACGCTGTATCACTGAATAGCCAGCAACAAGAGTGGTCAACGCTTTATTATCATCAAGAAGTGCTTGACCGGTATGCGGCCATACAGAATACTTGAAAAAATCCATTAGTGCTTTATCAGTTTCTTCACGTCTTCGCACATAACGGACGATTTTTGTAGGATCACCATACAAATGAGAAACAAGTAAATCTACAATATGAGCAACATGATTCTCAATAGTGGCCCCATCTATACGTTTTGCAAAATCATCAAGACTTTCAGCATCATACTTTGTAAAAAAGAATTGATGAAGACCACTATAAAAGTGCCAATTCTCCGCAATCACTTGACGATGTTGATTCCACCAATCTTCTAACTCATAAAAGATAGAAAATTGACTCAGCTGGCGATTTCGTGATTGATACACCAAACTGATTAGTTTTTGTAGAGAACTTACCATTATCGTAGCATCAAGTTGATTAGTTTGAACACAGACGGTTTTGGTCTTAACATTGTCGCGACCAAATTATACAATAGTGCATGATAATAATGATCAGGTGCTTTGGTTTTTGGATAAAACGGTATCCAATTTCCAACATTATTTTGTTTCAACGCCTTGATCGGAGATTTCAAATGATCGTAAAATCCACGCATACGTCGAGCATCGAGTGGAAGAATAATTGACTTTCCCATGATCAAGTCACTGGTCACTTGCATCATAAGAGTTCTATGAACATGAACAATTTTATCATCACGATTGACAGAAATCTTCTCCGCTGAATTTTCTAAATGTTGCATGTAATACGCAAGCCATACATCATCATGTTTTTCTTGAAAATCCAACGCCTCTTTTTTATCAGGATTTGCATCAACGACCATTGATCTGATCTTGAAGTCAGAATAAAAGTAGTCTAAATCTTTCCAATCTTCCAATTCTTCAATTCCGACTACTTTTATTTTACCCTCGTCATCAGTGGTTGTAGCTATCGCATGTAGAACATTTCCAATATCAGCACCACCGACGCAATGTGTATCAGTACGCTTAACGATAATATGAGGACCACGAACTGAATCCAATATTTCATCAGAAAGTCTTGAACCTTTTGGCTCATATGGTCTTCCTAAATCTGAATTATTAAATTCTTGCTCCTTCAACGGATTTTTCGAATCTAACATCATCTGATTCAAATTAGCCGTTGGAGAGAACAATTTACTTATATGCCGTCCATGACAATAATCAGAATTTGACGGAAACTTTGCAATCCATTCTGCTCGAGATGATAACCTGTCAAGTGCTTTTTTACAGAATCTGCAAATAACAATAGTATCTGGAGTATAATACGTCGATTTACTATCCTTCTCATTCAAGTCAATTACATTTTCTTCCCAAATCAAATCCTCATTCCACTTACCACAACTCTCACATTGAATTGTCCAAACACGTTGATCACTTCCTCGCTCATTCTGGAACTCAGAACCATAATAATATAAAGAAATTCCAACACCGTGATAAGTTGGCGTAGAGAAATAAACTCGTTCTGGATCTTTTGATGCACCAAGTCGCTTATCAAGTGTGTAAAGCGTACCTTCATCATATTCATCAATTTCATCCGCTTTAAGTTTGCTAACATCAACAGTTATTATCTGTCTACGTTTCTGAACCCCTCGAAAATAGATTTGATTCTTTCCAATTGAGAATTTCTTCAAATTCAAAGAACCGGTAACATACTTACTTAAAAATGGTGAATCAAGAATTGGATCTCTGGCTCGAGCATCGACAAACTGTTGCATCTGCTCACCAGCTGGAAGAGTGTATAACTGATTTCCTTTATAAAAGATAGCCGACCAAATTGAACGAGCAACCTCAACCTCTGATAATCCGCATTGAGCACTTTTCATATTGACCTTAAATGGAAAATCATCTTGTATGATTTCCAACATATAAGGTCTATCTTTCAAAGAATACGATTCTCCTTTATGCTCACCAGATGATATTTTCCATTTCTCAAGTAAGAATAATAGGAAATCCTCAGCTATAATATCATTGAGATTCTTCTCGTATATCTGTCGCTTCTTTTTCTCCAGAGTTTGACTCATTCGGACTATCCAACTGTGTTTCAATCATTGAGTCGGCAACTTTTCTCATAATAACATCATTTGCCTTGAGATGAAATGTCACTCTATCATGACAATCTCTATCAACTTCTTGACAACCTGCAAGACTGGCTATATCAGTGATCGTAAGTTTTCTACTACGAGCATTCAATAGCCAATCTTTATTATTCAATAGAGTAATGTTAAGAAATTTTGGACATTTTTGGACTTTACCTGACTGAATAGCACACTGCGATCCAAGATCATCATTTGTCATCTTAGCATTCCAACAAACAACAACATCACCCATCTTTTCACCATTTGCACAAATAGTATAATCTGTAAAATCAATTTTATCAGTTATACTTTTCGGCAGTTGAGCACTATATCGCTCACTAATTTCAGTTTTGACTAAAGCTCGAACTTCTTCTTTGGTAAGGTTAATATCTTTACCGTCATCTTCATTTTCTTGTCCTGATCTTTTGATCATACCCTCAAGAAGTGTTTTACCACCCATTTCAACATTAACTCTGTCAAGTAGTCTGAGATACAAATTCGCCAGCTTAATACTTCTCTCTGAGGGAGTTTCTTCATCAATCATATCACCCATTACTTTGTCTCTGAGTACTTCAGCTAATTCATTGTACCGAGAAATACGATACAACTTGTCTGAGAATCTGTAAATATCACCTATTCTCAAAACAGCGGTAGCGTAAACTTCATCAATCAGCTCAGAGTATTTCTTTCTGTAATAAAGAAGAGTTCGAAATTGAATAATTGGCTTGTTTGCTTCTAACCTTGCATCATTCAACATCTTCAGTATTTCACGATCTGTCATTTTCAGCGCAAGACCAATTATCATCTCTTCACGTTCTTCAATAGTGACATGACTTCCATCTGGTAAAGGTGGTCCACTGGGAACACCTGTTCTGATGTTACCTGACTCAGTCAATCTGGCTGTACCCCATTTTGGTCCAAGATGAGCACGAATAATCGCATTACACTCTTCTTGTAATTTTCTAATTTCAGCTTCTTGTTGCTTTGAAGAAGGGGTTCGACTCATGCGTCATAATATCCAGTTCTAAGAACAGCTTTCGTCTTTGGACCGAAGATTCCATCAATTGTCAATTGAGTACCCAAAATTTCATTTAAGCGACGTTGAACATTCTTTACAACAAGATGACGAAACACATCAAGATCAATAGTCATTCCGGGACAAGTTTTTCTTAGAACAATGTTGTCTTGTTTATCACGAAAAAATCCTGTCCACATTAACTCTCGATGACCAACCAAGGAATCTTTAGTTGGTGAAATACCGTGTTTTATACACAAATATCCAGCAGTTTCAACAGCATTTTTAAAGACATTTGGATCAACTCGAATGTTATTTCTTTCATATCGAGTGGGATAAAAATCAATCGCAATGGCCAGTGAGTGTTTATTCCAAATTCCAGCATGTGGAGTGATAACAGTATTGCCAACCATGTGATATACTACGGTATCCATTACATAAAAATGATAAGAACAAATCGAAAATCCCCTCTCCGCAATGGCAAACTCAGCTAAACGTTGAGGTGTCCAGTGTGAAGCATCAGTACAATGAAGAACGATTTTATCAATTGAGCGCAACTCTCGAGTTACAATTTTCTTATGAGGATCCACTGGTGTTTGTTCACGAAAATCTGAATATAGCTCAATTGTATTTCTTCGTAAATACTTCATAACTTCTCCATTACCATTCAACAGGTTTTTTCGTGATTATACGAAGAAGAAAATTGATTGCGGCAAGGACACCAACAAGAATCTCATCACTGATCACTTCCGAAAGTCCAAATGGACCACGAATAAATAGGTAAATGATACCTATCAAATTGATCCATAGTGTTTTCGACATATACCAAGCTTTCGGTTGCATGATTCCTTCTCCTTTGATTGATGAAGATGTTTCTGAAATCAAATTCCAATAGATCCATGCAATTACAAGATCAAAGAACTTGATTCCAGTATATTTATTGATTGATGGCTTTTCTGGTACATTAACTTTCTCGAGTTTCGGTTTTGATTCGGGCTCTTTCTTAATATCTGCTGAAATATCACTTGCTGATTTCTGTTTAAGTGGAGTGGGTATTTTGTTAATATCAGTAGTCATATTTACATTAAAGAATGAACATTTATTTAATGTTCAGACCGACAGAAGACGACTTCGTACACAGTGTATCAAATTTGGTGGGGGTCATAACTCTGCCACCAAGTTTATGACCCCCTGTTCTCACTCAGCCGGAGCGAGAAATAAATATTTTATTTCATGATCTTCGTCTCAAAATCAATTTAGATAGACGTGCTTCAACTTTGTCAAGGTCTGTCTTTGTTACGTACTCAGCAGGAATTCGCTCACGTAATAAAGTTAGCCCTTTTTCATTTTGTTCCACTCGTGATTCAACTCTTTCATGTGATGACTTGATAAATCGAAATACTATTCCAAGAAAGAATAGAACCACCGTGTTGAACAAAGTTACGAGTGTAAGTATGACGGGTAAATGGTCGTTCAGTTGAAGTTTGGTTAAATTGAATGAAATGAACAAACTACGCAAAGTGCCTGAGAATATAGTTCATACTCACTGATTATGCAAGTTAAATCGTAAGTCGTTACAGAGTAATAAGATGAAACTTAGGTGCGAAAAATTAGGGATCCATTCAAAACTAAGGTAAGGCCGATTCTCAAAATGAGACGAATCCCCTGCCCGGTAAGTCATTGAAAAATAAGAACTTATAACGGCATACTTTTTGCTAAATACCTCTACTTTTTACCTTTATACATAGCGGTCAAAACTACTCGTTATAAACTATTGCTACATAATAACTTATAAAGGTAGGTAAAATTTACCTTACTTTTTTACCGTTTAGGCAATATCCGTGCCGAAGGGTTTTTGCCCCTTTTGCGCGAAAAAGAACGAAATTGCAACGTGGCACGGGTTTTGCTGTTATATTATTACTTTTAAGAAGGGTTTATTACTTTTAAGAAGGGTTTATTACTTTTAAGAAGGGTTTTTGCCCCTTTTGCGCGAAAAAGAACGAAATTGCAACGTGGCACGGGTTTTGCTGTTATATTATTATCTTTAACCTCTAACTAACTGAAAGGAATAAATATGTCGGTTTCCGAGCTTCTGCACACGAAGAGTCGCGCAAGAGTCGAAAAACGCGATTCGCTTTTCGTAGGTAAGCAAGTTACTCGCGAAAAGTGGGAGATTCTCCGAGAGAGTCTTCCGGAGCTTCCTACTTTCGACGAAGTGGAGCCGTTCGGCGGCGGCCATGCTTTCGTCCTACTTCTGAATGCAATCGAAGGAAAGAAGTAACGTTTTCTAAACGTGGACGGCTCGCTCCGGTGAGTCGTCCATGAACTATGTTTATCTCTTCTCGGAGATAGATTGTTATGCTTTCCGACATTCTTAAGTCGAAACGTCGCAGTAAGTCGGTCAATACACTTCCTATTCTCTTAAAGTCGCCTCCGAAGGTTGAGAGTAGTGGATTCCCATTTGAGAGACGACCTATCGAAGTTGACCCGCCAATTTATAAATGTAGTAACCCACCAAGAATATCTCTTCGTGACCATGAATTAGTACATATCCATTGTACATCTTGGTCTAACTACATAACTAATTTTATCGTAGTCATGAAGTCGAACGAACCCGAGTCTCGAGTTGTGAAAGTTGACGGAAAAGAAGTTCTCGTAACCCGAGCAACGATGAAATTAGCTCTATCCAAAGATGAATTTCGCAAGAAGTTTGGATTTATTCCACACTTTGATTCGGAGCTTGATTCTCTACTCGAACGTATTCGACAACGTAACAAGGATCGACAAAATGTATCTTACAGTGAAACGTCCGAATAAGTCGGAATGGCAACTGACAATCGTCACCGAAGACGATGAATTTACTTACACGTTCACAACTTTCCATGGCATGTTCTTATTTATTAGTAGTCTTGTACAGTCAAATGATCTCGTGTAATCGCTCAAATTCTTGAAAAAGTACTCGTATATATATATATATATATATAACGAGTACCTTTTCAACGATTTGATCGAATGAAATGAAAAACAGAAAAACATAATATATAAATATAACAATGAAAAAAGAAAAACAATGTGCAAAACACTAAAGTCAGGTGATGATGTAATAACACGTGATGGAAAAGGATTTATAGTTGACATTATGTACAGTGATCAAATAAAGTATTATGTCGTCTTACTTGAAAATAACAAAACGAAAGAATATACGCGAAGTGAGTTGAAAGTAAGTGATTCGCTTGAAGATGAGTCTCTA